CAGAGCAGCAAACAGAGAGTTAGCATGGATGGTATACTTAAATGATATGCCAGATGGTGAAGCAGAAACAGAATTCTTATATCAAAAGAAAAGATATAAACCACAAACAGGTACATTATTGATCTGGCCAGCTGGTATGACACATGTTCATCGTGGGAACACAGTCTTCACCCATGATAAATATATTGCAACAGGCTGGTTCATTAAAATCCCCTAATCACATGGCAGACATACGTGTAGTAGTGCAAGTAAATGCACTAGAAAGAATGATTATAGTTGATGGAAAGACAGAGTTCATTGGTGAGGACTATTGGAATGACAATATCCAAAACATTCTGTATCCATTCTGGACATCTGACAAAGATCGTTTGATTCACTTGAATTACTTCAGTGATGGGTCATATGGTATTGAGAAGAAAAAGTATGTCTATGATCGTGCAACTAAAGAAAGAAAGTGGAAGACATATCAATGGAGAGAACCAACTGAATCAGAAGTAGCACAAATAGCTGAGACTATCAAAGAGAAATACTTTGAGTATCAGGACACAGATCAAGAGACTATTCAAGAGAAACTATACAATGAGTATGGTAGATGGGCGAAAGTATCTTGGGAAGGTATTAGAATGATCAGAAACTTTCTCCTCGGAGATTGTGATTGGACACAGATGCCTGATGCTGACCTTACTGATGAATTAAAAGCACAATGGACAGCATACAGAGCTAAGTTAAGATCAATCCCACAGGATTATGATGGTCAAGATGCTGATGATGTTAGATTTCCTTTCAATCCAGTAGCATATGCAAGGTTTATATCATTTAAAGATGCAAATGGTGATCCATTAAATGAAGGAAAAGCATACCTAGACACCATTGATCAGTTTGGAACATATACTGCATCAACATATGGTGAGTATGCAAAGAGAATTGTAATGACTATTGCATCCAACTATAAACTCAAGAACCCTGATGTTATCTTTGCACCTGCAAATGTCACAGACAGATATGTTGAGACACAAGACGAACTAGACGCACTATTAGAGAAAATTCAAGAGAACAACGTTTAACTAAATTATGGAAAAATTAAATATTCTCATTCTCACGTTAGTATCGGGAGAAGAGGTGATTTGTAACCTAAAAGATCACATAGAACAAGTTGATGGTAAAGATACAAAAGTATGTTATAATATGACATACCCATTTACTTTATCAAGATCAGGACCTATTGAAAATGGACGGGTTGGTGTGATGTTCACACCTTGGAAGTTCTTTTCAATTGACACATCATTTTTGATTGGTTATGATAAGATAATTAATATGTGTAGTCCTTTACCAAATGTAGTTGAACAGTATAAAGAAGCTGTAGACTCACAAATCAGAAGCATGGCGGAGACGTTCAAATGATATCATTCTTACTAGCAAGTGCAGGTTTATTAAACTTGCTATTTTACATATTTGCAATTGGATTTGTAATATCACTACTGTTAGAACAGTGGTTAAAAGCTAGACCTTTGTCTGCTGATTCAACAATGAATGAGAGAAACATGTACATAGTACAGAGCAACAGAAAATATTGTTGGAGACAAGCATGGATAACTAATGTGTATTGGTTCTTATGTAATGTAGGATTATATTTTGTTTCTAGAAGTATGGCTACACCTTCGGACACATTTTGGAACGGCATATGAAGCGTAAGTTAATTAGCATAGGAGTTGTATTAACTTTGATATGGGGAATCCTAATAGGATTGCCAAGCATTGCTAGTGCAAATCATTTACCAGTAATGTATGTGCAAGTACCACAGTGGGCAGATGATTGGGCAGTGTGTGCTGTAGATATACCTGATGCTAAATGTCATTGGTATGTTATGTCACCTGACAATACATTCGGTGAAGGTTTTGATTGGGAAGAAGCACCATGGTTTGATGCTAATGGTCTCAATGATATAGCACCAATGCAAGCTAAGACAGTTGTTCAGAAACTACAGGAGCGATAATAATGTTATATGAATATGACTTCCTTGATTCTAATCAATTAAGGCAGGTGGTTAGTCTATTTGATGCAGGTAAATTTGTTGATGGTGCTAGAACAGGTCCTAAAGAGAAACATGTAAAGGACAATACACAGCAAGAGGACTATGAATTAAATAAGATGGCAAATGCTGCTATTCATAAAATTATAAGAGAGTCACCTATATCTGATCTACATCCACTTAATAAAGTTAGTCCATGTTATATGCTGAAGTATGAGGAAGGACAGCATTATGCTGATCATGTAGACTATTGGAACATGTGGGGAAATAGAACTGATTACACTGCTGTTATTACATTAAATAATGATTTTGAAGGTGGTGAACACTTCATTAAAATAGGATCAGAAACTATTGAGAGAAAGCTAGAGGCAGGGAAGATATTAATATATCCTTCTGATTATATTCATGGTGTTAGACCAGTAACCTCTGGTGTTAGAAAATGTCTTACATTCTGGATGGAGAGTTCAGTTCCAGATCCTACCATGAGATTCTATATTACTGAATTGAACAAATTACATTATAAGTTACATGAGAGACTACCAGATGAAGAGGACAGGGACATATTAGTATTACTAGACCACGTTCGTTGTGGAATTATTAAACGTTCTGTACAAATGAGAAATTAATGGCATTATTAACTGATATTAAATCGTGGGATACTATTCTCACACGAGATGAAATGGCAGAGATTGAAAAGATATGTAGTCGTCCTAGATGGCAGTGGGGTGCTACCAGTGATCCTAAAGCACCACATAAGAAGTTTTGGAAGATGGATGTGAGGGGACATGCTATATTTGATAGTATTATTCCTGAGAAAATGGAGATTCTTCTACCATTTAAGTTTAAGATCCTTGATTACTATGTCAACGGACATACTAGAGGATTAGATGGATTCATGCACGTTGATGATGCAGACTATACATTCCTAGTATTCTGCAATCCAGCTTGGGATCTCATGTGGGGTGGCAAGACTATGTTTGTGCAAGATGATGGTAGATTTGATGCTGTATTCCCTAAACCAGGTTCAGCATTATGTTTTCCGTCAAATATATTACATTGTGTAGAAGATGTAAGCAGAGAGTTCTATGGAATTAGAGTTAGTGCTGCTTATAAATTAAAGAAAGTAGAGAGTACAAATGAAGAACCTACAAACATTTGATAGTGCTAGAAACTGGGATCAGATTGAGGAGTATGCTTCAACTATCTCTGGTGCTCTAGTATATTGGGAGAACCCAAGATTAGAAGTGACATCAGATGATGCAAAGAAAATTGTTGTTGATTATTATAAGATTGATGAGGAAGTGCCAGCAGAACTAGCTGTTACATTAGAGAGTAAGTATTATGGTTATATTGAATTTAATAATGCAGATGTTGCATTTGATTTCGTTGTTGATTATTTCCCTCGTAAGGATGAAGTAAGTGATGACACATACTGGTATCATTGCTATGTTGTAAGACCAGATGGTGTTATTGAATATGATAATGATGCAATGCGTAAAGGTAATAATGTATGAAGAGTGACACAGCATTTATGATACCAATCTTTACACACACTGTTGAGAATTGGAGTGAGTATAAAGAAGAGATCATTGACATGCTTGATACTGGTGATGGTGATGGTCATAAGACAGATTATTTTAAATATCATCAAGAGGGTAAACTACCACCATATGCAGAGAGATTATTTGATCTACTACAACCTGCATTGAAAGAATTTGATGACATATATCCACATGCATTTCAGATTACAAATGTATGGGGTCAGAAATATAATAATGGTGACTATCATCAACTTCATAATCATGGAGCTCTTGGTTACACAGCAATATTCTATGCACAGTTAGGGGATGATCATAGTCCTACATCATTCTTCGCACCATTTCTTGACTTCATAGAGGGTAACGTGATAGAATATGTACCTGACGTCAGTGAAGGAGATATTGTTTTCTTTCCTTCTTGCTTGACACATCAGTGTAAAGTGGTACAATCTAGTATAGAACGTATTGTTTTTTCTTTTAATATAAAGAATGCTTGAATTTAATTATGATCTCAACTATAAAGAGCTTGATTTTACAGACGAGGAAACTCGTAAACTTTATCGTATTGGAAGGGGAGAGCAAGGAGTTCTACT